GGCGGCTGATGGTTTCGCGGTTGAGGCCATAGGCCTCTTGCACGCTGGCATCGCTGAATAGATCGCCCAATTCGCGGGCCTTTTCCTTGACTTTCAGTTTGGCAAAAGCGGCGTGGTGTGGGCAATCGCCGTCGGGTTGCAGCAGTTGGACGTACAGCACATCGAGGCCTGGACCTTTGATGCGGCCAAAGAAATTGGCGGTGGTCGGTGTCCATATCGCCCGGATGTTGGCACCTGCCAGATCTTCGATCGTATCCAGGAACCCGTCACGCCGATGATTTAGTTGGCGCACAATGCTAGTGGTCAGCAGTTCGTTGCGCCGTTTTTTGCCGCGTTTCTGGAAGGCATCAAATGCGGCCTGCGAAGCTGGGCTTTCGTCGTCGACCGGATTAGCCAGACGTTTGGATTGTAGCAGGCCGTCATCGATGCTGGGCGTGATGTTGGTGTAGCCTGGGTTTATGTTGAAGATGCGCGGATAGTGCCGCGTGCCCTGGCTGAGTGCATAGGCCAGCAGGTCGAGAACCAGTTCCGGCTTGGCCAGCAATGCAGTCTGGGCGGCATGCAGGCGGATGGTGTGCAGATCCTCCAGCAAGGCGGCGCTGATGGCCGGGCCTTCATCCTCGGTGGCCGGCTGTTTGGTCGTTGCGGCGGGCGCGGTGCCATCTGTTTCGGGGGCGGCTTTGTCATCGTCATGCAACAGGCCATCCCATGCCTGTAAGCGGCCTTTGTGGTCTACGAACAGAAAACAGCCCAAGCGGGCGCGTTCACGTTCGTCAAAGGTGCCACGCGCGCGCAGCTCTAACTGTTCAAGCTGCTCTGCCTGATCGTCATCCAATTTCCAGCGCGGTATCTCTGACAGCTCTTCCAGATCGTGCGCATCGCCATCTGGCAGTCCAACAGGCGTCGGGTCCTGTGCGGTGGTCTTTTTCAGGCGTGGATCGTCATGACGATTACCTGGCGTGTACCAGACCCATTTCCACCCGTCTTGATCTTGGGCGCGATCGGCCTCGGTTTTCAGGGCCTGGTCGAACAGGGTGGCTAGCAGCTTTTCATCCTGCAGATACTGCGACTCGGCGAACAGATCATCGCTGATTGCGCCGCCAGCAGCGCAATAGGCATCCAGCCCAACAAAGACTGCACGCCGGTCTGTGGCCTGAATATTGTCTGACTGCAACGCCGCGCGGATCCGGGGCGCACCCCATCCGCGTCCGCGACACTGGTCCAGAATGGCCAGCACGGCAATATGATCGTCTATGGTGGTCATTGCGGCGGCTTCGTCCAGGTTGATTTCGCCGCTGCGCAATGCGTCCAGAATATCGGGGTGAAGCCCGGCCAGCCGCAAGCGTTGATTGACATGGCGTTCGGTGGTGGCAAATGCCGTTGCGATGGTTCTGACGGTCGCGCCCTTGTCGGCCAGCTGGCTGTAGCTGCGCACCTCGTCGACAGGATGTGGCGGCTTGTGTGTGGCATTGCCTGCCCCTGCCCATGAGGCGGCAACCAGTGGGTCGTCGGTCACCTTGAGCGGGATCGACACCGGCCCGTCGCCGAGTTTCCCCTCGGTGTGCAGCAGGTTCAATGCTCGCCAGCGTCGCCCGCCGCCAACGATGCCCAGCATTCCGGCTTGGTCGGGATCGGCGAAACCTTGCAGGTTTTCCATCAACCCCTCGGCCAGAATGGCATCGGCCAGTTCGCGCACGCTGTCTGGCGACACGGCTTGGCGGGGATTCAGCGGATGAAGGTAGGTTTCGGCAATGGGGCAAAGCGTGATGGTGTCAACGTCGGGTGGGGATGTCAGGTCTTTCATGTCGGATTTCCTGTCTTGCGGTTGGCCCGTTCGGCCAGATCGCCCAGCACTGCGTCGACAAGGTTGTCTGTGCAGATGGCCGTCAGCAGGTCTTTGCCAAGGGCGGTGACTGTGGTGCCGCGACGGCGGGCGGCGATTTGCAGTTGGACGTGCAGCATCCCGTCCAGCTTGACGGCGGGCTTGCGTGGCCCGGGTGTCGATTTGAAGTGGGGGATGTCAGCGCCCTGATCGCGCGCCTGGCGAAACCAGCTTTAGACCTTTTGCACGGGCACGCCCAGCTGCGCCGCCGTCTTGTGGGGCGACAGGCCATCGATGCCATGCTGGATAGCTTTTAAGCGGGTGTTGGCTGGGCGTGGCAGGGCAAATTCATTGCGTATATCAGGCCAGTCCTGGGGATTGCCTCGCTGACCTATGGCCAAGCGACCAATTTGTTCAAGCTGTGACATGCTTTACGGCCCACATAACAGCTTGTTCGATATTGGTTTTTGCCAGCGACAATTCGCGGCTCTGACCAACTTCGTCACATTTGGCGAGAAAGGATGCACCAAGGTCTTTTAGATCGACCATTTGGGCCTTCTCTGTATCGGTCAGCACTCGATATTTGTGCCGAACGGCATTGTTGGCGGTGCGGTCATCTGATGCACTGTCTACGTTCTTAGTCATGTCGCCTTCCTCCTTAACTTTTGAAATAGCGGGCCACTTACGCTGGCACCTGTCGACGGTTCTTCGCCGTCAAAGGCTGCTGCCCTGATCTTGCGCCGCCACCCTGGTTCCAAGGATGCAGCAGCTGACAAGATGTTCGTGTTGTCCGGTTGTCGGTATCCGCCCGATACCGACGTGCTGGGGAGTGAGGCCATGGCGTGAGAGGCTGCCAGAGCGGGGCCTTGGGAAAACCGTTTATGCGGCGCGGTCTGTCAGGGTCATGCCGGTCAGCAGATCCCTGGCGGCGGCGCGCATGGTGGCGTCGATGCTGTTTTCGCGGATGATCTGGCAGGCATTGCGCAGCGCGATTGGACTGGCAGCCTGGCCGGGCCAGCGCATCAAGGCCTCGGCGGCGCGCAGTTCATCGCGCAGCGTGACCTGACGTTGTGCGGCCAGCATCCAGTTGCAGACAACTTCTGTCCGGCCAATGCCGGTGACAAAGATGCCATGCGCCTTGAGAGTGATCTGCTGGCTGTCCCAGTTGTTGCCCGGGTCGGGCAGGTGAAATTCACCGCTGGTTTCGATTGCGGCGTTGACCAGAAAATCAAGCCGTGCGGCGGTGGTCATCGGTTCCAACTGCGCGATGGCGGCGGCGAGGTCGTCAAAATGGGATTGCATCACAGCGTCCTTTCCGAAGGGGGGGCTGTCAAGCAAGCCAAAGTTTCATCGACCACCAGTTCACACGGGGTGAGCGGTCGAACCGGGGTCGCGGCTGCGGTGGAACGTGTCTCTTTGTGCATTGGTGCCTCCTCTTGGCAACCATGCATAAGTTCAGAACAAATGAACTGTCAATCAAAAAAATTCAGCTTGACTGAACTCTGTGGATTGAATTATTCAATTCCTTCTATGAGGATCGCGGAATTTCACAACTCCAAAGGAATTTTTCTCAATGGCCACGCGTTTCGAATATCTAATTGAGCTTAGCCAGACGACTTCTTTGACGATCGACTATTTGGAGTCTTTGACGCGTGGATTGGATTCCAAAAGTTTGGCGACCTTGTGTGGTAACGCGTCAAGATTGCCGAAAATGATGAAATCTATCGACAGTCCGTATGTTTCACGGATTGCGATGCAAGCATCCAATGACGGCCTATGAAGCCCACTTTCCCAGTTTGAAACTTGGCTTTTTTTGAGGTCCGCACGCAGCGCGAATTCGGATTGGTTTAACCCCAACGCTTCGCGGATTGCGATGATGCGCTGCCCTATAGCCGTGAATGGCTTTTCGGTCGATTTTCCGGGCATAGTGACCTCCATGTCTCTCTGTGAGTGTAATAGTGAAGTTCAGTCGATCTGAAAAACTTTTCTGCTGGCCATTGACAAGTTCAGATTGACTGAACTAACTACCCCTCCATGACAGCTCACGAACTCATATCCAGGCTTGGCAGGCAATCCGTGATCGACGCCATAGGAGTTTCCACCGCCCAAGTCTCAAATTGTCTGAAGGCGGAAAAGTTTCCTGCCCATTGGTTCCAAGCAATGGATGATTTGGCCAAAGAGCGGGGAGTGGAAGTACCTCGGTCCTTGTTCGCTTGGAAACTGGGAAAGAGGGTCGCATGAAAGAGCCTTCCGACCAGCCTCAAATTGTCGTGGTGTATAGCGATGGGTCATCATATCCCGATGCTGCCACGGTCAGGGGGTTGGCCGACAGAGGACTTTTGCGCGGACAAAGGTTCGAACAAAAGGGCGGACAAAGCACCGGACAAATGGGCCATTCGGAAAATGTGTCCGCACAAAAGTCCGCCCGCGCTTCGCATGGCGGACACAGCGTGTTTGCAGGTCGAGTTGATTCGGGTCCGGCATATGACCCGCATAGCATTCACCGCGAATTCCCAGACCGTTGGCAGGCCTATATCAAGGCCAACTATCGCAACCTGAACCATGTGCAACAGGTGTTTGGCGTGTCCGAGCGGACCGCGCGAAAGTGGTGGAAGGGCGAAACCGGGGCCAATGGCGGGCATGTCGCCATCGCCGTCAATGAACACCCGGTGTCCGCACCGCGCATGTTGTTCGCAGCGGAGTGATGGTGATGGCAGTGCGCGCTTTTTTCTTACCCTACCGGACAAAAGTCCGGGCTTTTGTCCGGGTCAGCGCGGTCTTTTTTGGTTTTCGGGGTTGGGCCGTTGCTGTGCGGGGCGGCGATGCTGATGGTCAGAGATCGGGCAGAGCAGGAGCGGGCGGCATGAGTGGTGATCGTGATGACCGTTCAAGTGTATCGCGACAGCGCGGGATTGAGGCGGCTAAATTCGGGCTTTCCTGCTGGGAGGGCGACAGTTTTACCGCAGATGACCGTGATGCCTATATTCAGGCGTTGGTGCAATTGAACGAAAACCTTGCTGCCTTCATCCAACAACCCGACGTCCTGGAATTTGTAAGCAACGTGTTGGACATGGAGGTGCAAACAGCGGAATTTATTGCACTTTCGGATGGCCCCGCCACACCACCCGGTCCAATCCATTGAGCGCGCGCGGCCTGACATCGAGCGCTGTCATGCAACAGCGCCATGAGCCGCCGGACAGTTTCGATGATTTTCCAACGCATCCCTGGGCCACGCGGGCGCTATGCGAAATGTTGCAGGCGCGGGGGTTCCCACTGCATCTGCAACATGTTTGGGAACCTTGCTGCAACCGTGGTTTCATGGCGCGGCCTTTGGGCGAATATTTCGACCGGGTGCTGGCGACGGATGTTTGCGACTATGGCTGGGACGGCATGGATGCGCAGTGCGATTTCCTGCTGGACTGGGGGCCATTGTCGGCTGAGGTCGATTGGGTCATTGGCAATCCGCCATTCAAGGTGGCCGATGAATTTATTCGCATGGGGTTGAGCGTGGCAAAGGTCGGCGTGGCGATGTTCGTGCGTCTGGCCTTTGACGAGGGGCAGGGGCGTTATGATCAACTGTTTCGCGATCTGCCAGAAGCCTATGCCTTTCCTTTTGTCGAGCGTGTTCCGCTGCATCGCGGCAAGCTGCGTCACCCGCTGCGCCCCTATTGGGATCCGGCGGCAAAGGACGGCAGAGGAGCGTGGAAAAAGCCATCAAGTGCCACGGCCTATCAGTGGCTTGTCTGGCGAACGGCAGGCACAAACGCCACCGAAAAAACCCGCATTGCGCCCTGCCGTGACCGGCTGATGCGCGATGGCGATTACCCGTTTCGATATCCAGACGAGAATGGCCCGGCAGACCCGGTATCCCTTTTTAGTGAGGTTTAGGAATGACTTATCGCGTTATTGAACATCGCACACGGGCGATGGTGACGCTGGTGTTGACCCGTGCGCTGCATCAGGATTTCGGCACCGGTCTGAAGGCCACGGGTGCGGCGGCATGAAAGCGCGCGTGGCAACTGTTGGCTTGGTTGTTTCAGGTGATATCTTTGAATATCCAATTCCGTCCACTGAGCGGTTGGAAAGCCATTACTTCATCACCTTTCACTATCGTCGTTGGCTGAAATCGGAATTTCGCAACCTTGCCGATCGGGATGTTCGGGCGGTTGGGTTTGATCTGTTTTGCGAGGCGCAGGATGAGGCCCCGGTGGGCACTCTGCCGACAGATGAACGTATGCTGGCCAAACTGGGCGGCGTGACACTGGAAGAGTGGCGGCAAATGTGTGACCGGCCAATCGGCCCGCTTTACGGGTGGGCCGCGTGCATGTGCGACAATGGCCAGCGGCGACTGTATCACAAGGTCGTTCTGGAAATGGCCAAGGATGCGCTTGGCCTGCGAGAGGATCACCTTGAACGCCGCGCCGCAGATCGCGAGCGCAAGCGGATCAAGGACCTGCCAGCAAAGATTGTGCGCGCAGGTGGAACAACCCGCATGGCCGAGAATGAGGCCTTTATTTTGCAGTTTGATCAGTTCCTGGAGGACAATTACCCAGATCGCCAGCGTCGACCGCCTTTGGTGCGCGAAGCGTTAGAGGCGTGGTCGCTGCAACAGGATGCTCTGCCGAAATCGAGCCAGTTTTGAGCGCCGCGTTTGTTCCGCGTTTCTTCCGCCGGAAGGAAAATGGAAGGAACCGGAAGGAAACCGGAAGGAAACTGGAAGGTTTCGGCGTGTTCTTGTCTTTTTTTGGCGCGGTTTGTTCCGGACTGACAAGGACAAGGAAAGAAAAAGAAAAAGAAATGATTACCGATCTCTAACCGGCAGGTCGGCACGATTGGAAGACCCGTGCGAGCATAGAAAAGGGCAGAGGCAATGAGCAAAGATGAAAAAACCGAAACCAACCGCGATCGCGTGCGGCGGTTGTTTATCCACAAGATGGTTGATCCGGTTGTCGGTCTTGGCATGACCTTTGACCGGAAAAAAACCTCATCTGAAAAGTTCGAGGAAATACAGACTCGCCTGGCTGATGAATTGGGCTGGATGGGCGACGACGGATTGCGGCTGCTCTATGATTTTCTGAAAACCAAAGGCGAGGGGCGCAATCGCAATCTGTTGCCATGTCGGGCGACGGTGCTGGCCTATGCAGAACTGGCAGAGCATTGCCCGATTGAAAAGATACCGTCGATGGCCAGTTGGTTCGGGTCTATCGAGGGGCCAAAGGCCAAGCGGGACGGCACGTTGGTTGCGACTTTCCGCTTTATTCGAAAGTTCAAGCGGCCTCCGGTGCTGCACGGTGATGTGCCCAGAATAGCTTTGCGATCAAAAGAGATCTTGGCAGCGGTGAATGATGCCCGGCATCGGATCGAGATAGGGCGCGCAGGTGACCGCGAACGTCATGAGGTCACGGCATATGAGCGAGACGAAGCTGCGGCGCTGGCATTGCTGAAAAAGGAATTGGCATGAATGTCATGACCGCGCCGCAGGGGTCAACGCCCAGCTTGGGGCCAACTGGCAAGCCGCTGATCGGTGCGCGCGCACTGCTGGAATGGGCCTTTGCGACCGAGTGTGCCGGACTGGATTATGACGAAATCGGTGCAACATCCCAATCGCAGCGCCCTGGGATTGGCATGGAATATCGGTTAATGCAGCAGGCGCAATTGGGCGTGGCGCGTATTGACACCTCGGTTGGGCGGTCGCTGCCACATGACGATGCAGAGGTCGTGGCGACGGTGTTGCGCAATTCGGTGCATTGGCATCTGGCGGTACACGTCGCGGATCTGGCACGGCGCTGTCAGGTGCCCGACTGGATGCCTGCGCCAAAGCCCCGGTGCCGTCCAGTGGAGTGGCGACATTGTAAGCACGGCGCGAAAGCAATGCGGGATTTCTGGCGTGGCAATGGCCGTTGGTCTGGCGTGCATCTGGGGCGCGATGGTGGCTATGCCTGTCCGGTGTTTTATACAGATACGGCTGCTGATGTGGCACGGGCGCGACGGGCATATCTTGATTGGTGGGGGGCGCTGCTGGCGGTGCTTGGCGGGTTGCGGGGCGTGGTTCTGACAAAGTTTGATCTGTCCGACCGAATGCCGCCAATGACGCCGTGGCAATAAATGCTTGACTAAAATGTCAATCTGTTGACATTGTGCCCACGAACCGAACTGCGCCCGCCGGAATGATCCGTGCGGGCGTTTTCGTTTGTCCAATCAGGAAATCTGACAGTGCTGCCATTGGAAGTGGATATCGAGGATCTGAAGCGAGGGCTTTCGGATGTCGAGCGTCGGCTTGTGCCAAAGGCGACGCTTTGGGCGCTGAACGATACAGCCTATGAAGTGCTGGATCATATGCAGGATCGCATGGAGATTGTGTTTGATCGCCCGACGCGGTTCGCAAAGAATGCTTTCATGGTCTGGCGCGCAACGCCTTCGACGATGATCGCCGAGGTCAAGGAACGTCCATCGGTCGGGTCCAAGCATTTCCTGAAGGTGCAGGAAAGGGGCGGCGCGCGGCCATCGACGGGGCTTGAGCGGTTAATGTCGCATCGTCTGCCGTATGATGGCGATATCAAAGCGGTGGTTCCTGCGGCGGGGGCAAAGCTGAATGCCTTCGGCAACTGGTCGCCGGGTGAGCGCAACAAAGTCTTGTCCGAAGTGCAGGCGCAGAGCGACAAGCGGTCCAATTCCACGGCGGCATCCAAGGCGCGGCGCAAAACCCGGACGGGCTACTTTGTGCCGCGCAAGGGATCGCGATTGTCGCCCGGCGTATGGAAGCGGCATGGCAAGAACCAGATCACCAAGGTGCTGCACTTCACGACCGCCATGCCGAAATACAACGAGCGGCTGCGGTTCTATGATGGCGCAGAGAAAGTATTCGACGCCCGGTTTCCTATCCAGTTCACCAGGGCCATGCAAAAGCTGATGAACCGCTAGAAAATTCGCGCGGGTCCTTCCCTGAAGACGATCCCACAGGGGTAATTCGCACCCTGATTTGGGTGGGTTTTTTTGGCGTGGCGTGGTGCGGGAAGGGGTTGTTGTTGGGGTAGTCATGCAGACAAAGACAAAACAGCCGGATCTGATGGCGATGGACATCGACCCGGCGCTGGCTGACCTGGTGGCGAAATACCCGCTGCCCGCCGGTGTTCTTGATGCTGACATGAACCAGGACGAAATGGCCTCGGCGCTGAGCACGACGGTCAACAGCATCAGCAAGTGGTTGCGAAGTGAAGGCATGCCGATGGTCCAGGAGGGCGGACTTGGCAAGGCTTATGTATTGCGGCTGTCACATTGCTGGGCATGGAAGGCCGGGCGAGACGATGCCGATCATCAACGCCGCAACCACAACGCGGATCAGATCAGCATGTTGCAGGCCAGTTTTCTTGGCTTTGATGCAGAGAACCCGCTGGCATCGCTTTCGGCCAAAGACCGGACGCAGCTGGCGCAGGCTGACATCCAGCACAGCAGGGCGATGCAAATGCGCCGCCAGCTGGTTCGGCTCGATGAGGTTGTCGAGCTGCTGGAAAGTCTGTTCACGGAAACCCGGAATATGATCGAGGCGATGCCGGATGTTCTGGAACGGGAGCTGTCGCTGAAGCCGGAAGAGGTGGCCAAGGTCGATCGGATTGGCACCGATCTGCTGACCGCACTGAGCGAAAAGATTGAAGCCGCCGAGCTGACCGAACGCGATGTTCCGGACATCGAGGTGCAAAGACAGTGGACAATCTGATGGGGGCAATTGCGATGCAGGTACATCAAGATTACGAACCGTTGCCGCCCTATACGGATCCGCGATCGGCATTGAAACTTGCGCTGCCAGCGCTGCGCCCGGCAGAGCGGATCAGTGTGACCGAGGCTGCCGAGCGCTCGATGCGCGTCAATGTTTCTGGTCAATGGAAACCGTTCCGACGCGATCTGGCCCCTTACATGATCGAGCCAACCGACATGATTGCATCGCGCCGCTATCGCGGGTTGGCGTTTTGCGGTCCATCGCAATCTGGCAAGACCATGATGTTGCTAAGCGCGCTGGCCTATACGATTGGCAGCGATCCGGGGCGCGTTGCGCTGTTTCAGATGACCCGCGAGGCGGCGGCGGCGTTCGAGAGGGACAAACTGGCCCCGATGATCCGCAACAGCCCTGACCTGCGCAGCCGGGTCGCCAAGGGTCGTGGCGCGGATAATATGTATCAAAAGTTGTTCAGCGGCGGCACGCAATTGACGCTGGATTGGCCGACGATCACCAAGCTGAGTTCTGCAACGATCCGGTTGTTGCTTGGCACCGACTATGACCATTTTCCGGAAAGCATTGATGGCGAGGGCGATGCCTATACGTTGATGCGCGCCCG